TTCTTTTTTCTACGAGGTATTCCGCTTGTTCCTTGCTCGTTAAAGCGTTAAACTCCTCAATTGTTTTTTCTACAAACATTTTGTTTTTGTTTAAATTAATAATAAAATTGCTTTGCTTTGAGTGTCGTTTGACGGCTCGTGTTTATTTTCATCATGAGTGTCATTCAACGGCTCATTCTTACTTTCTAATGTTGGAGTAGCGTAATTACTACCCATTACAACAGCGCTACCTTCACGGACTTTCGCCTCTAGCACCGCCCAAAAATATCCTTTTGAATCTGCAATTTCTTTATTTACAGCCAATGGATAATATTTTTCCCACGCTTCGTACTCTTCTGCCGTTGCCCATTCTTTGTTTCCAACGCAAAAAAGAATCTTTGTATAATTCATTCCAACCGAATGGTTACGAACGTACCCTTTTTTGTACTGTTCAAACATAAATTTATTACGTTCAACCGAAATAGGAGCATCGAAAATTAACGCTTGTGTTTTACCTTCGAAATTAAAACCTAAATCAGTCCAGTTCATATTTTTAGTATAAACTTTCATTCCGTCTTTTTCAGAACATGAAATAATACTATCGAATGACATTTTATGTTCTTGAAGTAAAGGTAAATATTTAGTTTCTTTCAATGATTTATTCCAAATTCCATCAACGTGCATATCCATGTGTGAATCAATCAAATTAGTAGTGTTAATAACTAACTTACGTTGGATTAAAGTGTCAGTATCTTTTGATTCAGCTTTAAATACTTCGTTGTATTCCTCGCTTTTTTCAGTAGAAACTTTTGAAACAGAATCGTGGTGAAAATTAATCTCATCAGAAAACTTCAAAGCCGACTTTTTTTGATGTTCAATCGCTTTCTTATTTTCCTGAATGAATTTTATTTCATCACGTGGATTGTCGAATGTTGGTATTTCAATCATTTCTTAACGATTTTAGCCGATTTAACAATTTTATTCTTTGCGTTTTTAACCGCTTCAATTTCCGCTTGTGTAGGTTTTTGTCCTTCCATAATGCAAAATAACCGTTTATAAATCACAAATATAAACTTTTTTCTATAAATTTGACAAAATATTGAAAATTATGGGTTTAATTCAGTTTGGCAAGTTTAAGTACCAATGGGGAGGTCAAGGAAACGATAGATTTACTAGAACGCCAAATAATTGGGTAAATAGATTATTTGGAAGTAACAACGATAAAGAACAATGGATTACGGTTGTAGGTAAAGAAGCTGAGATTTACAACACAACATCCGAAGTGAAAATCGTTTTTGACCGTTTCGCTTCCATGTTTTCGAACGGAATTTATCAAGAACTTGATGCAAAAGGTGAAGTAGTTGAAAATTCTGAAATCGTTAAAAGGTTACTAAATCCAAATGTTTTATTGAATGGTAAATCTTTTATGCAAGAGTGCGCTTTGCATTATTTAATTTTCGGTAATCGCATAACATACACAAATTATGGAAGTTCTATGTCGGAAGTTCCAACAGCTTTATGGAATTTACCCGCAGATAGAATTAAAATGATTTTAACAGGCTTAATCTATGAGCAAATTGATATTGATGGGATTATCAAAGAATATTATTTAGACTACGATAACAACGGAACAGAACAACGTAAAACGTGGCAACCTAGTGAGATTATACACCATAAAAATATTGACCCGTTAAATCCATTGAAAGGTAAATCTGTTCTTGAATCGCTTCACATGGATATTTCAAACATAAGAGCGTCAAAAGGTTTTCAAAATGTTTTGTTGACTAAAAAGGGGGCTGTTGGTTTTTATTCAAGTGGTCGAACTGATGGTCAAGGTAATAATTTACCAATGAATGAAGATGATAAAATTGCACTAGGAAAACAAGAAACAAACGAATACGGTATTTTCGACAGCCAAAGTGCTATTAAATTCACTAGCTTTGATGTTAAATGGAATCCAACAAGTTTTCCTGTTAAAGATATGATGACCTTTGAAACTATTTCAGAAGGTATGAAGCGAATTATCGATTCAGTTCAATTAAATGATAATATTTTCAGTAAGGAAAAATCAAAGGTTCAAGCGAATTTACAAGAAGGTTTGAAAATGGCTTATCAAGATGCTATCATTCCATTTTCAAATGATTACTGTAATAACTTTAGTCAAGGATTGAGATTAAAAGAAGGTCATAGAATAGCTTTGAGTTATGACCATATTTCAGCACTTCAAAAAGATGATAAAACAGAAAATGAAGTAAAAGAAATTAAAGCGAGAGCTGTAAAAACTTACTTTGATGCTGGATATTCTAAAGAACAAGCGTTAAAACTTGTTGAAGAAACTGTTTAGCAATACAAATGAATGAAATATGAGTAAACGCTTTCAGCTAATCCTGTGAGAGTGTCTAAAGCATCATCATGTTTGTATTTTCCATCCTTTGTAACTTTGAATAGTTCTGAATACCAATTATCATACTCAATACCTATTGATTTTTTAGGCAAAACGAAGTTATCAATTATAAACTTCTTATTACTTACCATTCGAGTAATTTTATTTGATGTATTTTTAATTGCGTAAATCTCAGTAGATTTATTTACTAAAGGTCTAAGCAATTGAATATACATTGAACCACCCATATTCGATTCGATTACTACTGAATTAGGATTATTTTTATTTAGAATATCCGCTGTTAATTGTGTATTTATCTCAGTACCTTCTTTAGTAAATAATACATCTAAAACATACCATTTCTTTTCAAACAGTCCAGCAACAACACAACAATGCGAATCTGTACCCGTATCAGCAATATCCACAAACGAATGTTTAGCCTCGAATTTATCAGGCAATAAGTCATAGTAAGCGAAATCTTCACGTTGGTAAATCATACCTTCACGCTTAGTAGCGTTCTGCATGTACTGAGTTTCAAATACGTGTGAAGTTTTCGGACTTGTTCTAAGTTCGTTAATTGAATCTAAATTAAACTTCTGCTCCCAAAGTGGCACACCATCACTTGAAATGATTGGATAAACCATGAATTTAGCCTTTTTGGAATCTTTAAAATGTTCCATAAACTCGGCTGTTACATCGGTTACACCCGCCCTTTGTTGTATGTTTATTATTGGTGTATCTTGTGAGTTTTTACGACTTAATACCGTGTTAAAAACAGTTCGCGAAACCTTTTCGTTAATTGCGTTTTCTTCTTGTGCATCATCTGTTTTGTTTAAGTCATCTAGTATAATTGCACCTTCGAAAGTTCGAATATCATTTAAAGTATCTTCATTTAATTGACCAGCACCAAAACCAGTAATTTGACCAAATATAGTAGCCGTTTTCAATCCACCTCCTGATTCAGTACGCCACAAGTTTTTGGAGTTTAAATCTTTTTTCAATCGAACTCCGTACATAATGTAAAAATACGGATGTGTTACTATGTCTCGAATAGATACTGATACTTGCGCTCTTAATTCATCAGATGCTGTAATATACAGCCAGTTAGATGTTGGATTCATTCCAATCCCACGAGCAATAAAATTAACTGCAGAAATTTCAGTCTTTGAAAACCTTGGAGGAATATTAATATTTAGTAGTTCAAGTTGGTAGCTTTCAATTTTATCTAATTCATCACAAATTTCTTCATGATGCCAATTGACTATAAACTTTTGATTCTTTAGAACACGAAACCAAAAACGAGTAGAATACAACAATGAAGCATCACATTTAACGCGTGCAATTGCTAACTGTTCTCTTGTAAGATTGTTGTAATCTATCATACATCATCTAATGAATCAGATGCTTTTTTAAGTTCTTCTTGTGTGAGTGGGTTTAAGTTTAAATCTTTGCCATTTGTTGTAATATCATTCGATTCTTTTAAACCTAATGTTCTAGCAATAATATTCTCTTTAAATGCTCCAACCGTAGCACCTTCCCATTGTTGTTTATGTATAATTAACTCAACTTCGTTTATGACCCGTAAAAAATCGTCACTCGCTTTCTTTTTAAATTCCTTTAACCAAGTATCAGAACAACCAATATAAAGAAACCAACCGGCAAGAGAATAAGGTCTTTGAGTTGGTACTGTTTCAATAGAAGTTCCTGAAAATTCACCTTTGTCGAATGATGATGTTTTTGTTTTTTCCCATGGGTTTTCGTCACACCATTGGAAGTATTCAAAAGCACTTTCTAAAAGCAATTCAGGTGAAGCGAAAAGCTTATCTCTTCCGTGCTTACTTCTAAGTTTCCACCATTGGTTTCCTTCTTGAAAAGCCATACAAATTTATTGAGTTAATACAACGACTGCAACGATTGAGCCGACAATTACTACTACTGCTACTGCAACTAAGAAAGCTATCATAATTTTAATTTTTAGTTTTACCAAAAGTAATTAAAATAAATGAAACAAAAAAAACTTTCATTTTAAGACACTGTTTTCAAATTAGCAAATGCAATAATAATATTTTTAAGTCCTGAATTTTTAAAGTCAATTGAAATCATGTTGTTTTCAAATCCTAAAACTATACCTTGCCCTAAATGATTTTCAACAATGTCACCAATTGAAAAAGATTGCTCAACTTTAATTTCATTATCTTCTTTTTTAATCTTAGCAATAGAAATATTTTTTTTCTCTACAATATCAACTTGAATAGTTGTGAAAGCTCGTTTTCCAGTTAATGAATGGTCAGATACTCTAATTTCTTTACCTTCACTAGATGTAAAGTAAAAAGATGCCCCATTTGTATAACAAGAATTTTTGAAAGTAAAATTTGAGTAACCCAATTCAATTAATCTTGCTTCTGCAATTTCTCTAGTGTATTTAGTGTTTGAAGTAAAAAAATCTTTGTTGAACATATCCTTTGTTTTTAATTATATTCAAATATAGGGTTTATTTTTCAATAATTCGAATTTTTCCGAATTAAATTTAATAAATTATGATGAGTGGTTTTGAAATAAGATGAACGGTAAAACAAAAAAAGCACCGATTAAAGTGCTTTCGTAATTGGTTAATCAATATCCTCTATCGATACATAAGCGATGTGTTCATCTCTA